CTATTTTGACACAAATGCTGCGTTGTTTGATACGCGTCAATTACCAGGCGGCGACCCTATGTTTTTTATGCAGGCTAGTCTAGACAGCTATAATAAAACAATATATGCTAGACAATTAAACATCATTGGCTCAGATCCTGTTGTAAAATACGAAAACAGAATGAGAAATGCTAAACAAAAAACAGGCGAAGCCTACTTAAAATTAAAGGAGTTGCTAAATGCAAGAACTATTCAGTAAACTCAGTGGATACGCAGCACTTATTGGTGTTATAGGTGCCATTGGTGGAGGTTTTATGGCATGGGGTGAATTTAATAACCGCATTGCACAGTTAGAAAATAAAGAATTTATTGTTAATGAAACTGTTGATTTATCAAATATTAATCAAAAAATAGAAGATCTTATTAAAGCAATAGAAGCTGTTAAAGCTGATGTAAAAATAAATGAAGCGGCGATAAATTTTCTTGATGCAAAAATAAATGAAATAAAAGTAGAACAATCTAATCCACTTGGAGGTTAAATGGCGTACGCAAGAGGTAAATACGCAAAAGCGATCTCTGATCGAAGTGGGGTTGCATTTCCCTATAAAGAAATGGTAAAAGAATGGAATGGCTCTTTAGTTCACAGAACTGAGTATGAAGAAAAACATCCTCAACTAGAGCCTAAACGAGTTCGTTCTGATAAGATATCATTATTAGACGCTCGCCCTCAAGAACAACATGTAGTGTTTGTGTCTATTGGACGTGGAGCAGAAACTGTTTTTTCTTCCGAGACGATGCAGCCAGCAACTGTTGCACAAGACATAACAGCTTTATTTAAGATTGGAACAGTAACAGTATCATGACCACATTTACAATATTAAAACAAGATTTAATTGATTTAACAGAGGATAATAGTTCAGCATTTGCAACTGAAAGTTTACAGTTCATAGCTACAGCAGAACTAAGATTGTCAAGAGAATTACAAAACTGTCCAGGTTTACAAAAACATGTAACATCAACTTTAACAGTAAGTGATCCATTTATTACAAAACCAAGTGATTTTGTAAGTATGATATCATTTCAAGTGCTATCGTCTGCTGCTGCAAGAAACGCTTTAGAGTACAGAGATGTTAGTTATATAAATGAGTATTGGCCTACTAGAACAAGCACTGGTACTCCAAAATATTATGCTGATTGGGATGATAACTTTATTCTAGTTGCACCTACTCCAAGCGCTGGGTTAACTATTGAGATGAATTACAGAAGAAGATTCGATGCTCTTGATTCTGATACTGCAACAAACTGGTTAACAGAACATGCCTATGATGCTTTATTATATGGTTCTCTCATTGAAGCAGCTGTTTATAATAAAAACCCACAACAACAACAAGTGTATCAACAACGTTACGTTGATGCAGTACAATCTGTTAATGCAGAACTTGTCTTAAAACGTGGTGATAACTTTACTAGGTAGTTATGGTTTTAAAAATAGAAGATAGAGTCAGAGAGACCACAACCACAACGGGAACTGGTACATACAGTTTAGGCGGAGCAGTAGCTGGCTTTCAATCTTTTGTTACGGCAATAGGTGATGGTAATACAACTTACTATGCAGTTGTTAATCGTAACGCTGATGAATGGGAACTTGGTATTGGTACAGTAGCTGACGCAACACCTGACACATTAGCTCGTACTACAGTTATTTCAAGTTCTAACAGTGATAGTGCGGTTAGTTTTAGTGCAGGAACAAAAGATGTTTTTGTAACTTTACCTTCTAGTAAATCAACTTTCATAAATGGTAGTAATAGTCTTGTCATTGGTAATGGAGCAGCTGGTGTTGACTATAGTCTTACGTTCGACGGCGAAAGTAATGACGGAGTTATAACTTGGAAAGAAGACGAAGACTACTTCTTGTTCTCTGACGACATATTAATGAACAGCACCGAAAAAATTCAATTTGGTGACACAGCATCTTTTATACAACAATCATCTGATGGTACTTTACGTATAGATGGTGAAGCAATTATTGATTTAAATGCAAGTACAAGAGTTGATGTATCTGGAGATATAAAAGTTGGTGGTGAAGTACAAACAGCTAATATTGGATTTACAGATGGCGACAATGCCATCGTTATTGTAGATGGAGGTGGAGTTACTCTTAGCACAAGTTTAACTTTAGCAAGTGGATCAACTGTTACATCTATAAAAGATGAAGATGACATGGCAAGTGACTCAGCAACAGCACTAGCTACTCAACAATCAATTAAAGCTTTTGTGGCAGCATCAGTAACAGCTGAAGATTTAGATATAACAACTGACAGTGGTACGATTGCAATTGACCTTGACAGTGAAACGTTAACCGTTGCCGGTGGTACAGGATTAGCTTCAAGCGCTTCTTCTAACACAGTTACATTGGCAGTCGATGCAGCACAAACAGGAATTACTTCTGTCGTTAATACAAGTTTAGAAATAGGTAGAGA